TCTTTAACGAAGGTTTTTCATAGAATTGTCTTCGTTTAAGTTCTTTTAATAAACCATCTTTCATAACTTTTTTCTTTAGTTGTCTGATGGCTTTTTCTACATTGTTATTTCGTACTTTTACCTCTAATGTCATTATATCACCTCCCCATTATTAATTGTTGTTGAAGGTGGGCATTGCTGCCCACCCACGAGGTCTACATTATGAATGATAGATTTAAGCAAGGTTGTCCTCACTTTCCTCACTATCATTGGAAGATCCTTGGTTTAACTCATCAATATTGACACCACTGTCAACCTTGGTGTATAAATCAAGGAAACTGTTTTTTGTATCATCATCAAATCTGTTGATACAAACCTCAACTGCCTTCAATTTGTTTTTGAAGATTGCATAAGCATTTACGATATGAACCAGTCTTCTAGTAGCAATGATCTCATCAATACCACCATCAAAGAAAGTTCTTCTAATGACATCAGCCCACTTAACAAGATTGCTAGTAAACTCTGTATCTTTAAGACCATAATGGTTCATTACGTTATCTAAGATTTTAGTTTCGATCTTAGCAGTAGGATATGCCTGCTCAAAGGTAACTGGAAATCTCTCAAGGAATGCTTCGTTGAGAATATTAGTACCAATGAACCTACCGTCATCAGAACCTTTACCTTTAGTATTGGCAGTTGCGAAAATTTGAAAACCGTCTTGAGGTTCAACAAATTGACCTATCTTTTTAAGGAAGATACCATTACCTTCTAAGACTGGTTGTAAACACATAATCTTATTAGAGGCAAGGTCAATTTCGTCTAGTAATAATACGGCACCTTTTTTCATTGCGTTAACAACAGGACCGTCATGCCAGACAGTTTCACCATCTTGTAATCTGAAACCACCAAGTAAATCGTCCTCATCAGTTTCGATTGTAATATTAACCCTAATCATTTCTCTTTTAAGTTCGGCACATGATTGTTGTACCCCAAGAGTTTTACCATTACCAGAAAGACCAGTAATGAATGTAGGATAAAAAATACCAGACTTAACAATATTTTTTAAGTCTTTGTAATTACCAAAAGGCACAAATGTTTCCTCTTTGTTAGGAATCAAGTTTTCACTTGTACTTTCAGTAGTTTGAATTTGTTTAGAGATTTTTTGTTTAACCTCTGGAATACTAACTTGTTTAGCATTCTTAGAAGGATTTACAAGACCGTTAACAGGTAACCTGTAAACACCTCTAGTTAATCTAAACTGAGGATCTTTAATCAACCACGCAGGTGATGATTTCATACCTAGTTTAGCGTTAACTTGCTTGATCTGTGATTTCTCTAATGTATCAGAGGAAAACATTTCATAAGCAGTATTAACATACTCTAGTTGTTTTTCATTTAGTTTCATAATGTAATAACCTTTCTTAATTATATAGCTATGCTATCAGGAAGATAGCGATTTGTCAACAAATAATTTGGTATAATACCAAAATAAAAAGTCTTATTTATCAACGATTTAGTTAGGGTGCGACAATCCTGACCAATTTTGTTCTCTTTTTGTTCTATCATTATGCCACCCTTTCAACAAATTTATTCAATAAAACTCTAGACATTTTTTTCTGTTTAAAGTTTTTAGAAAATTGTTGTTTCATTTTACCTGCTGTCATATCAGAGGTAATAGTGATTTCAGTATCATCTACTTTCATATTAGTTTTAGTAGTGATAAACAATTCATCATAACCAATATCGGTCATGGTTACTACTTTGTTTTTTCTCATTTCTGCTTTTGCTTTCTCATAGTTATCATAACCTTCTGTTGTAGCAAAAGTTTGAACATCCCAATATTTTAATGCTTTACCAGCAACATAATAACCAATAATAGTAGAATCAGTTTTATGTTTAAAGTAAGATAAGAATTGTCTATGGAAAGCGTGAAAATGACTTCTTAACTTTTTGTTATGTTTACCATAAGTGAAATTATAACTACCATCTTTAACATTAATTTCATACATATAGGTATCCATGTATCCCATGTCACCATTGTCTTTTTTCAGAGTTGCTTTACCCATTGTGTGACCTGAACCATCTGTTAAAAAGATTGTATTCATTTTTTGTACTTTATGTTTTGCTTTGAATTTATTAACCACATTGATTGATTGATAGATCGCACTATCAAGTGGAGTACCACCAAGTCTTAGACAACTTGGCTCATAAAACGAAGGAGCATAAGGATCATAATCAGGATCGTTAAATCGTCCATATCTATTACTGTGTTGATAAACTAAAGCAATTTGATAAAGATTTGCCATTGCTTCGTTATACTTAACTGTTTTCATATCAGAGGTTACAAATTGTAATAGTGATACGTCTTCTAATACCATTAAACCTTCTTTATCAAAATGATAAGGATAATGACTATATGCCTGTCTTGATCTAAAGTATTCATCACCATCTTTTTTAAAATTACCTCTATTAGTATCTGAAAAGGCATAAACCTCAAAAGGTATATTTACTGCTTTACAAAACATAACTAAGTTCATTGTTTGAACCAATGTATCATACATTTTATCACCCATAGAACCTGACCAGTCAACAATCATAATCATACCATGATTTTTTGCACCTGGTTCAATATTAATTCTTGCGAATATATCATCATTGTATTTGTAAGAGTGTAAAGCATTAGTATTAATCATACCAGTTCTAGCAGTTCTAGTTCTAACATAATTATCAGCAGCTTTTTTCATTTCAAACTCTTTGACCATATAATTCACGGTTCTCATTTGTTCTCTTTTAAATTTCTTAAATTCTTCTAATCTTTTAGACATTGGGTAAGAAGCATTTTGTTTTTCAATTTTTTCAGCAATTAAATCATAAGATACAACAGCGTCTTTACATTTTGGTAAAGATAGATAAAGGTTATCTTTAATATCTTTATCTAATTTTGCAATACCTTTTTTATTTTGTTCTGAGGCATGATCTGTTAATGCTTCATTGTTACCTACTTTGTAACCACCTTCTGAACCACTACTTGCTGAACCTTTTTGTTTTTCTTCTTCTTTGTCTTCTTTACTATCTGATCCTGCGGAAGATTGTTGTTCGTCTTCTTGTTTATCATTATCAGGTTTAGACGAGGAAGTAGTTTCCTGATTTTGCTCTTGTTGCTCATCGCTATCACTATTACCTTCTGTTTGTTCAGATTGTTCTTCTTGGTCACCTTGACCATCTTGACCTAATTCTGATTTCATTTCTTCTTCTTGTTCTTCGTCATATTTTTCAGAACCAGAATATTCATAAATGTCTTTAGTAAGTTTTACTACATCATCCCAAGTATTAAGATTATCTGATCTAGTAATAAATTCTTGTTCGATATCATTAAAATCAATTTGTGCTGAAGAACCAGACTTAGAAAATATATTAAGTCTATCAATAAATCTAAAACCGTTAACATCTTTATCTTTAGTTAAAAAGAAATCTTTTTCTACTAATTCATTATAACCATTGAAATAAGATTTTCTTAAACCAGGGTATTTGATTTTCATTTTTTTGTCGATACGGATATCTTCGACTACGTTAAAATAAGAATGTGGAATTTTGTGTTTTTTAAATTCGTTTTCGTCTTGAGGAGTATATAATGCATGACCAACTTCATGACCTACTAATAAATCATATAAGTCATTAGACATATCTTCCCATACTGGAAGACATAAAGTTCTAGTCTTTGGAATGAAATATGCTGTTTTTACTTTTTGATGAATAACATTAATATTCTCGGTTGCAAGTAACTTAGCAAGATTTGATTTTTGTTCTTTTGATACTGTTTTCATAATGTAACCTTTATTATTCTCTTATGCTATCAGGTCTTTAGCAGATTTGCAAGGAAAAAACCAAATTAATTTAAAGAAAAAATCGTTGTTTTTCAAGGGTTTATCTAGGGTGCGACATATATGCCCAATTTGTTCCCCTTTTGTTCACCCCTTATTTTAGGGCAATAACCCCATAAAAATTGAAATTTTGCCAAAATACATGTAAATCTTTGAAACCTGCGTCATAACACATATCAAACATTTCTGTTTTTGTGTTGGGTTTCATCATATGTCTTAATTGTACCTCTTTGTCTAAAATCTCTTTATCTGTAAAATGTTGTCTTTTATAGTCATAATACATAAAGGTCATCATATCTTGTATTTTAGGATTACAACTAAAACCTTTTTCTGAGAATATAAAAGCACCACCATCATTTAATCCCTCATATATGTTTTTAATTGTTCTTGCTCTATCTTTAGGGGGCATGAATTGTAATGTAAATATAGAGGTTACTAAACTCGCATTACTAAATGGATATAGTCTAGCGTCTATATTTTCATATGCTAGATTGTTCCATTTATCTGACATTACATCTTGACCATGACCTTCTGAAAAATCTTCTTCGATTTCTATACCAATATATTTTGCATTTGGTACATGTTCATTATTTTGTGTTATCATTGCTTTAAGCATTTTACCTGAACTACAACCTACGTCAATAACATTGGTGTCATCTTCAACAAAATACTTTGACATACCTACTATGTCATTCCACAAATTAGTATAACCCCTTACGGAGTTTTCAATGTGTTTATCAAAACCTTCTTTTGATTGTGCGAATGTAAATTTAGTCATACTGCCTTTCCCCAATACTGACATATGCCACTTACTGACTTATATCTGTTGTTTGGATTTATCTTACTATTATTTAGCAACGTTTCAAAACGTTTATCTATTCCTGCGCCTAATTGTAAATTAATATGTTTTTTAAAATTAAACTTTTTAAATTGTTCAAAGTCATTTACAACATGATGTTTCTGGAATGGTTCATTTAATTCATACCAATCTTTACTATAAAAAAAATCTCTTACTGCTTTAGATAGATATGGTGTAATAAATTTTTTATTATGTTTATCTGCAACTATCTTATGCCACATATAACCTGCACTCTTAGTTGGTAAAAAATAATCATTTCTAAATTCATCAAATTTTTCTTTTGTTTTACCTTTAGTATAATGTAGTATGGCTCTTTTAGATATACCATAGTAACCATCAGCAGCCCAACCACTCAATACTTCTTCTTGTTGTATTTCTGGATACAAATACATAAAAGGAAACACACACTCAAAATGGGTTTTCTTTTTACAATCATATTCTTTTGCTAGTTTAAAAAAGTCTTCTTCTAAATTATCTGTTGGCACAACTTTTGTTGTAAGTGGCCATTTGAATATCTGTGATACCTCTGCGGCCTTGTCACTATCATAACTAGAACCTGTATCTAAATGAAAAGAATATGCATGTACTTTCTTTCCTAACTCATGAGCGGCAAATGCTACACTCAAACTATCTACACCACCAGATAAAAGTACAGCAACTTCATCTTGTTTTGATTGTGTATCAATAACTCTTTTTATTATTTGTTTAATTGACATAATATATTTTTGTAAATATTACCAGATAATTCTTTCATCATTAATGGTGCAACCATACGACCAACTCTTTCTGCCTGTTGATCAAAGTCACCTTGTAATTTAAAATCATCAGGTAATCCCATAACTCTTTTTAACTCCTTAACTGTTAACTTACGATTACTATTATAATGAAACACACCAGATAGACCTTTCTTTTGACCTGCTTGTGTTAATGTAGGGCAAGGTAAGTCTGGTGCTGGTCGTATCATATTAAACATAGATTGTTTTGGATTAATCTTTATAAATTCTGGATCACTTGGTTTTCTATGTTTAGGTGGAGAGAATGGTAATAACTCAATCCACTTCTTTTGAAAACTACCTTGCACAAAATCTAAAAGCATTTGTTCTTCCTCAGGATCGTTTTCAATATCTTCTATTGCTTCTCTTAATGTTGGTTTTTTACTATGAGGTTCTGGATATATAAAACTTTCCATATTCATAAAGTTTAAACCAATATCATCCATAACATCATTTCGTATTGCAACAAAAAAACATCTTTGTCTTGCTTGTGGTGTTCCATAGTCTGCGGCACTTAATACTTTACCTACTGCCTCATAACCTATATCACCAAAACCATTTACTATACGATTAAAGTATTCTCTTGCTGTACCCATTGTGATACCAGCAACGTTTTCACCAATGATTACTTTTGCTTGTACATCTTTTGCAACTCGTATAAATTCAAAAAATAAATCTTCTATGTTATCAACTTGTTTATCGTCACTATATTTTTTAGTCTTATCCCAACCTTTTTCTCTTTTACCTGCAATACTAAAAGCACTACATGGTGGCGATCCGTCTAATATGTCTAGTTCGCCTTGTTGTATACCTGCGGCCTTGAGTAAATCATGACCTGTTAATTCTTTTATGTCATTAGGTAATATGGGTGTGTTAGGATAATTAGATTTGTATGTGTCTATTGCACTTTCAACAAATTCGTTAACAGCAAGTATATCACCACCTGCAAGTTTATAACCTGTTGAAGAACCACCACCACCTGCAAATGTTGAAATTACAGTAAATAGTTTACGGTCTGCTGACTTATATACATCTTCTAGTAAATACATGGAGTTAGTATATCAGGTTGTTATAGATTTGTCAAGGTCGAAAAAGTCTTTAATTTCTGTCGTTTTTCGACAATTCTCTTGTTAATCTCTTTATAATCTATCAAACCCTTCTCTATTAATAACTGTATCATACACATAATATCCCCTGCCTCTTTTGTAATATTATCATTATCTTGACCAAATCGAACAATCTTCATACACTCTTGGGTCAGTTCACCACATTCTTCAGCGGTTATTGCTAATAGTTCTATTTTTTCTTGTATTGTCATTTTAACATATTTTGTTTCTTGTATTGTCATTCTGCCACCTTTGTAAAATTACCTACTTTTTCATACTTAATTACATTTTTAAATCTATCTGCTATCATATCTGTTTTGTGTGATATAATAAAGATGTTCTCATTTTCTAATGTATTTAATATCTTTAAGAAATCATCTGTACCTTGACCATCAAGACTACTATCAAATATCTCATCTAACATAAGAAGGTTACAACTTATACTATTTTTCATCTTTGCGATAGCACGCCAAGTAAATAACAATGCAAGATTTATTCTCATCTTCTCACCTTCACTAAACGAAGCATATGTAAATTCGTCTCTATACCTAGATCGTATTGTTTCTTTGAACTCACCATCTAATTTAAAGTTTACAAAGAAATCCATACTTGCTAAATATTTGTTAATTAATTGATTAATAATTGGTAGATATTGTTTAATTACTTTTGTTTTGATACCAGAATCCATTAACATTGTTTTGGCTGCTTGTAGATAATCAAGTTCTTCTACTTTGATTAATTTAGTTTTTTCTTTATCACCCAAATCACTTTCTAATTGATTAAGTTTACCTAAAGCTTCTCCATCTTCACTAGATTGTTTTTTTAGTTCTTCAATCTTATGTGTTAGTTTTGTGTTGATGTTGTTTAACTCTACTTTTGATTGACCAAACTTAGCGATATCAATTTCTGTTGTTCGCATATCTTGTTCAATACTTTGTATCTTTGATAATCTACCAGATAGCATTTGTATTTCTTTTTGTACATCTTCTAATGCTTGGTTCCATTTCATTAACTGTTTGTTATTATCTGCTATTAATATTTGTTTATTAGATAATACTTGTTGGCATGTAGGACAGTTATCATTGTCTTCATAAAACTTTTGATGTTTGTTACATTCTTTTAATTTACTTTGAAACTGTGCTTGAAAATTACCAAGTTTATCTACTTTACTTGATACACCATCTTTGTCTTTAATTGTTTCTCTTAGTTTATCTATTTGGTGTTGTAATCCTTGTATGTGTGTATTATATTTGTCTATGGCGTTTTTATTTGTTTCTATCTTTTCTATTTCACTTTGTATTTCTACATCTGACCTATTACTCAATTTTTCAATATAGTCTTTTTGTGTATCAATCTTGTTTTGTACTATATCTATTTCTCGTAGTATATCTTTTACTTGTTCATCCATTTCTTTTATTCTTATTTTAGTCAGCATACTCATTACGGAAAACACTTTAATATCAAGTATGTCTTCTATAATTTCTCGTCTGTGTGCTGTCTTCAATTCCATGAATGGTACAAAGGTAGAAGCACCAAGTATAACTACCTGTGTAAAACTACGATAGTTAAATTTAAGTATTTGTTGTTCTAATTGTTTTTGATAATCTGCAATAGTAGCGTCTTGATTAAGTAATTCACCATTTAGATATATCTCAAATATATTAGGTTTGATACCTCGTCTTATTCTATAATGATTAGATGATATAGTAAATTCTAATTCAACCTCTGTGCCACCAAGATTAATACTGTTTATTAATTGATCTTTTTTTATTTCTCTAAAAGGTTTGTTAAACAAAGCAAAACATAAAGCGTCTAATATAGTAGATTTACCTGCACCATTGTGACCTACAATAAGTGTGGTTGAATTATCATTTAAGTTTGTTTCTAAAAAAGTGTTACCTGAGGATAGAAAGTTTTTCCATCTTATTTTTTCAAATATTATCATATCTCTAAATCTCCTGCCTCAGTATATAATGATTTCATTAATTTTTTTAATCTACTTTTTTCTAGATCAGTTTCTAATTCATCAATATAGTTATCTAACAATGTAGGTGTATCTTCACTTTTATCAGCAATATCGTCAGCAACCGTTGAAGCGTCTAAGTCTGAATAGTCTTCTATAATTTTTATATCATGTACTTTAGTTTCTTTATAAAAACCATCAACAAACTTATCAAACAAATAATAATCTTTTTTCTTTTCTACAATTAGTTTAATGTATTTGTTTTTGTATTTGTCATAATCAAAGTTTTTGTAATCGTTTAGTTCATCATTATAATATACTTTTTCGTGTATTGTAAAAGGATTAACTATTCTTTCCAGTTCTCTTGTTTCTGTGTCTAATATATGAAAACCTTTTTTACAATTGTAATCATTCCACATAAATTCATACTGACTACCTAAGTAAAAGATTTGACCATCATCTGATTTTTTATGAAAGTGTCCTGATAATACTTTTTCAAATCTACGAAATAGTTTTCTTTCAAGACCTGAATCAGCATAAGCACCATTAAACATTTCAAAGCCTTTTATTTCTAAATGACCTAATACAATGTCAGCACTTTCTTGTTCTAACATCATTGTTGTTTTTTCAACATTATCAGGTGTAACCCAAGGCACATATAACATTTTCATGCCACCTCGTTCTACTACTGTTGGTTCTGAATATACATTACCCCAATCCATAAGTTCTTGTGGTGCGTTTATTTCATTTGTGTTTTTATAATAAGTATCATGATTACCAATAATGATATCAACATGTATATCTTTTAAGCGATGTACAAATCTATTATTAAAATCTGATAGTGTTTTAAAGTTTACAAATTTACGTCTATCTAAAACATCACCTAAGTGAATAATATTTTTTATATTGTGTTCTTCTAGATATGGAAAAAATATCTCTTCCCAAAATTTATAAAAGTAGTTAGCGTAATTTGGATTATCGTTTCTGGCACCAAAGTGGGTGTCATTAATTAAAGCAATTTTCATAGTTACATAAAATATTCTAGTTTAGACACTTTCTTTCTTTTTGCTAATTTAGGTTTAACTTTCTTTTCTGGTTCTTCATCAACAATCATATTCTTTCTTAAAAAGTCAGCATATGAGTTTTGATATTCTTCGTTATCACCTTCTTGTCTAACTATTTCGTCTAGTCCTGATTTAAGTATTAGTTTTTGTTTAATTGTTGTTTGTTTCTTTTCTTTTTGTATTCTTCTTATAAATGCGTAATATATTATTTGTGTAAAGTATGCGAATGGATTATTAGATTTTTCTGGATCAAAGTTTGCTACATATGTTAAGCAATTTTCAATACCATCAGATATCATATCTTCTTTGTATGTGTAGTTTATAAAGTTTGGTCTGTAAGATAAGTGGTTTGCAATTTTAAGAAAACACTCACCTATGTAATCATTGATTGGTGGGTCTTTTCTATTTCTCTTTCTTGCGGATAATACTTTCTTACGATACTTTTTCATTTCTTCATTGAAGACTTTATTATCTACATAATGCTCTGTCTTCTTTCTTTTTAGTTTTACTGTCATAGTATTACTCCTAATTTGTAAGCTATAATATCAGGATATAGTGTTATTGTCAAGGGATATATACAAGATTTTGATAATTAAATTATTTTGGTTTTTTATGTCTTTTTGCCTTGACAAAAATTTCTTTCCTGATATAATCCGGTATGTCCGGTTTGCATAGAGTATTAACTTAGTTAGCTTTAATCTTACCTTGAAGATACTCCAGGGTCTGGAAGTAATCCTCATCTGACATTTCTTCCATTGCTTTTTCAAAACTCTTATCATGTTGTTGTTTAGTCATTAAGGGTTCTATTTCTTTTTTTACTGTAGGAAATAATCCCATTCTAACATTATTATAATATTCTGTCAAGTTTTTGTTTGGCACCCCAATAGAAAATATATGACTTTTATGAATTGAGTATATTTTATCTATTGTTTGAAACATCCAAGGTGTTAATGACATTCTTTCCTCAACAAAATATGTTTCATTATCTACGGCATTTTCATGTATTCTTACTTTGTAAGGTTCGTTTAATCTTATAAATTCTGAACCATCTGTAACGTAAACACCAGCAATGACTTGTTGACCATTTGATAACATTATCATTCTAGGTTGTGGAACTTTAATTTCAGTTGTTTTAGGTTTTTTATCTGTCATAATACTATTTATGTGATGTCAACATGATCTAGTTCGTAATCAAATTCTTGTTCAGAATAAGTGTTTATTCTTTCCATAAAGTGATTAAGGGTAAAGTTTTTTTGTTCTTTGTAAGAAAAGTCATCAGCAATATCATACAGAGTTGCTTTAACTTTATTGTCACCAAGACGCAACCCACGACCAAGAGACTGTAAAATTCGTATTTTAGATTTGGTAGGACTGGCAAATATAACATTGTGAAGATTCCTAATATTAATACCAGTAGAAAAAGTTCCGTAACTCGCCACAATAATTGCATTGTTTTCATTTTCTGTAATACTCCTTACTGTTTCTCTGTCTTTAGTTTCTGTACCACCATAAACAAAAAACAATTTTCGTGTATGTGGGTCTAGTGTGTCACCTATAAGTTCATATAAAACCTTACCATGCTTTTCTACATATTGAAACAAAACTAATGTGTTGCCTGTTCGGGTTTTTGTTAGATTACGAATGAACCTATTTCTTTTTTCGTGTGATACTATATAGTCCATTTCTTCTTGGTAGTTTAATTTCTTAACATGTTTACATTCGTCTTTTGGATATTTAAGAACCAAACATTGTATTTTCAAATCTGCAAGTTGTTTTTTATCTATAAGTTCTCTTGTAGTTGTCACACTATGTACTCTACCAAACAAACCCTCTAATACTAATTTATGTACTTTACTGTCATCTAACGTACCAGTTGTGCCTATACGATACTTTGCATTTACACAAGCACCCATAATTTTTTGCAATTCTTTAGATTTATATAAATGTGCTTCGTCACCTACAACACAATCAAACTTTTCAAAATACTTTTTATCAAAAGTTGCTAATGATTGCCATGTAGATATAACCACAGGCTTACTATCATCTATCTCATAACCATAGTATTTTCTTTGTACAAATTTTTCTGCTTGCCAACCATAGTCTTCAAAGTCTTTATACATTTGTTCAACCAGTGATGTGGTTGGCACAACTAATAAACAATTTTTATTTAATGTAGTAAGTAAGCGAATAATACAATAAATGATTAATGACTTACCTGAGGCCGTAGGTGATAGTAATATTGTTCGTCTATTGTTAATTGCATGAGAAAACGCTGATAATTGATAATCTCGTATTTTTATAGAATCCTTGATTATCTTGCTCGCAAACTTGGAAAAACCCTCGCTTAGAGACACGCTAGCAGGGTTTGAGAACCCTTCTCGTATGATTGTACCCCCCGAATTTTCAATAAAATGTTCAACGTAAGGAAGTAGTCCGTAATATAGTTTACCTGTTGCTTTTGAGAATAATCGTATTTGACCATCCCATCTTTTTGCTCTAACACTAGGCATGAAAGAAGCACCCGGTACTTTAAAAGTAAAAAATTCAGATAACTCTTGAAGTAATCCCAAATCTTCACTAGTACATTTAATATAGGATTCGTTATACTTGCTTACTGTTAATTCTCTCATCTAATTCTTTATATGATATATTTGTCCAATTATCTCTTTCATCTAATTCTTTTATATTATCACCTACATGTATAAATTGATGTTTTTCATATTTGTTTAATAATCGTTTAGTATGATATATCCAATTTTCTGGATCAATTGCTTGTGCCTTTGGCCCCACATACCCTTTTGAACCCTTGTAGATGTTGTTCACTAGTTTTGACTTGGAATGATAATCGTAAC